AGATGTATTCAATATGATAACACGAAGAGCACATAGACCGACTGGAGCTGGAAGACCGGCTACCACTTTTCCTTCTGTCCAGGACAAGATTCTTAGAATTGCTGCAAGTCTTGACTGTGGTGATGATCCTGAGAACGTTCGTTTTAATCAGGACGGGAGTGTAAAGAAGAACAAGAACCATAATGGTCCTAATAGTTCTTTCAAGCCTGAGTATATCCGATTTGCTTATATAGCTTGTGCCAGGCTCGGAGCTACTGATGGTGACCTTGCTGCGATGTTTCGAGTAACCCTCGAGTGCATCTACGCATGGAAGAAACGTTACCCGAAGTTCAAAGAAGCGATTCGAGAGTCTAAGGATATTTACGACACATCCACGATTGAGGACTCTTTACGAGAACGAGCAAATGGATATCAGTATGAGGAAGTTACCATTGAACATACCCTCGTTTCGATTAAGAGAGGCAGAGACAATATCAAGTATGTCCGCCTTCCTGGTATCAAGAAGAAGATCGTTCACAAACACATGCCTGCCGATCCCTCCTGTATGTTCTTCTGGCTGCAGAACCGTAACGCTGACAGATGGAAGAACGTTAAATATATCCGTAGTACCTCAACTAACCGAGAGGAAAAGGTCCTTAGACTGCAACTCGAGGAAGTGAAGAAGTTAAGTATCAAAGACCGCGAACTCTTGATGGGGTTATATGGAAAGTTGTCAAAACTCAGTAGCGGAGATGGGCAACCGTATGATAACGGGGATGGTTCCGTTATTGATGTCGAGTCCGGTTCCTCTTCTCGATAGTGGGATTGAACTTCCGGAGTATGAGCTATTAGCTCAGAGCTTAGCGGAAGATTCGCTTTCCCATTTTATACGTCAGGGTTGGAACGTACTTGAGCCTCGTACTCAGTATTGTCCAGGCTGGCATATAGACGCTATCTGTGATCACCTCATGGCAGTTAGTTGTGGTGAAATACGTAAGCTCATTATCAACATCCCTCCCCGTCATATGAAGAGTCTCGCGGTATGTGTCTTTTGGCCGGCCTGGGAATGGGGACCAAGAAACAATCCACAGATCAGATGGCTTTTCGCCTCATATGCCGACCAGCTCGCCAAGCGCGATTCTCTCAAAACGAGAGCCCTCCTTACTTCTCCATGGTACCAACAACGGTGGGGAAAACGATTCAAGATCCGTCATGACCAGAATGAAAAGATGCGGTTTGAGAACGAAGAGACCGGGTATAGAGTTGCGACTACTGTTGGCGGTATGGGTACCGGTGAAGGTGGCGACCACGTAGTAGTTGATGACCCTCATAACGTGAAAGACGGTGAATCGGAGCTCAAGAGACTTGCCGCTTTGTTATGGTGGGATGAGACGATTCCAACTCGTGTAAACAACCCTCATACGTCCACGAAAACCGTAGTTATGCAACGGATTCATGAAGACGATCTTTCCGGACATATCCTTGCTGCTGAGAGAGGGTATGTTCACCTTTGCCTTCCTGCCAGGTACGAAGGAAGTAATCGAGTTAAAACTTGTCTCCCTTTAGACTCTCCAGTTAAATTCAAAGACCCCCGTACCGAGATGGACGAACCGTTGTGGCCCGCTCTTTACAATAACGAAGCGCTGGCCAATCTCGAAAGTGAAATGAGTTCTTATGCCGTAGCTGGACAACTTCAGCAAACTCCTCATCCCAGAGGTGGCGGTATATTCGAGGTTGACAAATTTAAACTGATTCCTGAACTTCCTCATCTAAACAGGCTTGTTAGAGCAGTTCGGTATTGGGATAAAGCAGGAACCGAGGATGACGGAGATTACAGTGCTGGAGTATTGATGTTCATGACTTCGGACGGCCGTTTTATCATTGCGGATATGGTCAGAGGACAGTGGTCATACCCGAAAAGGGAAAACCGAATTGAGCAGACTGCTGCTCTGGACAACGCCTTCTTTATTACCAAGACCTGGACTGAGCAAGAACCGGGTAGTGGCGGTAAAGAGTCTGCAGAGAGGACGGTTAAGAATCTTCTTTCGCTTGGTCATCCTGCCGACATGGATCGGGTGACTGGTGATAAAGTTACTCGTGCTGAACCGTACAGTGCCGCAATTGAACATGGTAAAGTAGATATCTTGATTCGTCCATGGACTGATGGCTTCATTAAAGAACATGAGAAGGCACCTACTGGAAAGTATAAGGACCAGTGGGATTCCGCAGCCGGCGCTTACAATAAACTGGCTTCGAAACGTAAAGAAGCGGGGGTCTGGTAATTATGAAACGAAGGGCTCAGACAAATGCGTCCGACGCGATGATGGACAAGACGTTGGAACAACTCCCGGGAATTCTCGGGAGGATGATTCCGTCTGGTCTAAGTAAGGAAGACCGATTTCTTCATGTTCTTGCGGCGTCTACAACGTTGTCGAGAGCGCGATATGCCTATCAACTTGGGAAATCATTCGGCCAAGATCGGGATTTGTACGAAACACTTGGTTATCCGAAGCAGCTTAATTTCGAACATTACTATACGAGGTACGATCGCCAGGACATAGCGAAAAGAGTGGTAGTCGCGAAGCCGAATGCGTGCTGGAGAAAGAGGCCAATTATCACCGACGATCAATCAAACAAAGAAGAGACGCCGTTTGAGGAAGCGTGGAACGACCTCGTTCGAGAACGATCCATCTTCAATTATATGGCGAGGATTGATAGGTTAAGCGGGATTGGAGAGTTCGGCGTTTTGTTCATGGGTTTTGACGATGTTAGGGTCAATGAAGACCTTCAAAATGAAGTTCAAAAGGGAAATGGTCGTCAACTACTCTATCTTCGCCCTTACAAACAAGATACCGTTGGTATCCATTCCTACGAGGACGATTTGACCAATCCCCGGTACGGAATGCCGAAACTCTATCAGCTTAAAGCCTCTACCACCGTTAGTGGTGTTATGTCTGCTTCTATCAGTTATCTCGTTCATTGGTCGCGGGTTCTTCATGTTGCTGAGGGTCTTGAGGAAGATGATATCCTCGGAACTCCGAGACTAAAGGCGATTTACAATCGGTTACAGGACATTGAACTTATCTCTGGAGGAAGTGCGGAGATGTTCTGGAGAGGTGCATTCCCCGGACTTAACTTCAACATCGACGCTGACGCCGAAATATCTCCAGCGATGATGGAGACGATGACGACTGACATCGAGGATTACGTTCACAAACTTAAAAGGTACACCCGCACGAAGGGTATGGACGTAAATACTCTTGCGGTTCAAATTGCTGATCCATCTGGACATTTAGATCTCCAGATTGCTCTAATCAGTGCCGAGACCTGTATTCCGAAGAGGATCTTGGTTGGTTCCGAGAGAGGCGAGCTGGCAAGTACCCAGGATGAGCGTCAGTGGAATCGGCTCATTGATGATAGACGAACCGATTACTGTGATGTGAAGATCCTTAGAGTATTCGTGGATCGCATGATCGCTTATGGTGTTTTGCCGGAGCCCAATGCAGGACAGTACGATACCATTTGGCCCGATATCGAGGCTCCAGACGATAAGGAAGTTGCAGAGATCGCCGAACTTAAGACCAAGACCATTGCAGCCTATGTTTCCGGTGGTGTCTCGTCCATTATCCCTCCGGACATTTTCCTGACGAGGGTCCTGGACTTTGATAGAGCTGAGGTTGATGATTGGATTTCGGCTGCTGAGAATAATATGGAAGCTGAACTTGAGAAAGAACGTCAAATGATCGAAGAATACGAACGTAACCAGATTGATGAAGGAGACGATGATGAGGGAAACAATCGGCGATAGAGAGACCCTTTTGAAATTGGCAAATACCATTGTTGCCGATGTTGATGTCAATAGCGTGGCCAGGGAAGGGCTTGAGCTTTCCCGGGTTTTTGACCTTCAAATGGAGAAGCGGGAACGGATTGCCTGTTATCTCCTGGATATGGTTAATGAGGTTGAGAAGAATGAGGATCGAATATCTGAAATGAAGACCCGGTTTGCGAATAAACAGAAAAGCGATACCATTAATCGGCAAATCCAAGCGAGGATTGCCGGCTTAAAGCCCGATGACCTTGTCTTTATCATCAGCAAGACCACAGGGGAACGGTTAAATGTGAAATACAAGAATGTGCCCAAGGATGAGGAATTCTTCTTCTTTACTGACGAATACGATGCTCCGGTTAGTTTGTTGGAGACTTAGGAATCACCCATAAGTGACGATTAAATGAAAACACTTCCTCGACATAACTTGGTTGCTCTTGTGAGTGGTAGTACTCAAGATCCAACCAAGACCATTACGTTGCGGAACAACTTTTCCGCTGAGATGGCTGGTCGCTTTATTAGGATCCGTGCAGCGGTACGTAAGAAGATCGTCAATGATAATTTCTTGGAGCCTATTGAGAAGGGTACTGATGAATTCGCTATTGGACGTCCTGGTGGTGTTATTCCCATTACTTTAGCGAAGGATGGTAACTGGGAATATCGTTGGGCTGATTCTAAAGTAGGCGAGTTCAATTCGTGGCTCAAAGAAATGGTCGACGAAAATATTTTAGAGGTTTCTCGTACTGCTACTGTTGGATTAAAGGGTATAACTGGAGGAGAACCCTGGACGGATGTTTACATTCGGAGTGCCTATCAAAGTGGTCTTGCGAAGGGGCGTGCCGAATTAATCGCTTCTGGAGCTAAGATTCCCTCGTTTGATATATCTGGTGATGTACTTTCGGCCGCTTTTTATCAGCCGTTCCATGCTGATCGAGTTGGCTTGATGTATACGAGGGTTTTCAACGATCTAAAGGGCGTTACCGAGGTAATGTCCACCCAGATGTCGAGGGCACTTGCTCTTGGAATGGCGAATGGAGACGGTCCTTATACGATAGCGCGAAAGTTAACCGACCGGGTTGATAAAATAGGAATTACCAGAGGTCGGTTGATTGCCAGAACAGAGGTTGTTCATACTCATAACCTTGCTAAGTTAAACGAGTTTGAAAGACTTGAAACGGAAATAGAAGAGGAGATACTCGCTCAATGGATAACGGCTGAGGATGAGCGTGTGAGGGACCGACATAGGACGAGGGATCGCCAAGTCTATCCATTGTCAAAGGCAAGGACTATGTTGGGTGAACCCAATTGTCGTTGTACTATTATTCCTTGGATTAAGAGCGTTGAGGAGCCTGAAGAAGTACCAGCTCCGAAACTTAAAAAGAAAGCGGTAGTTTCCGAAACCGCGACCTCAAAACCTGATATTACAGATCTTGCAGCTCTTCGGAAGAGTTACGACGAAGCGCAAGCTACGTATTTGGCAAATCCCCTTGGTAAAAGAAAGTACACTACTGAAATCGGTAAAGCACGATACGAAGCTCGTCTTGATTTGTTGAGAGCAACCGTTGCGGCTGGGGATACCGAAGGGGTTAATAAACTTCGCGAAGAAATGCTTATTTCGATAGGTAAATTCCGAGCTAAGAACGGCGTCGTTCCTACATCTCAGTTGAAGCATTTTGAGGCTTTGAAAAAGGGAACCCGTTATATTCCGTTGGATGTTATGAATTCGCTCGATTGTTGTGGAACGACTATTAAGTGGCAAAAGCAAGCGATAAGAGCGAGTTATAACGAGAGTATAATTAACCTTTCGATTTTTGATACTCCAAGAACGATTGCTCATGAATTTGGTCATGCCATTGATGGTATGTTTGGTACGTTCCCCAAAGGATATCCATTAGGTCATCAGAGGTTTCATCAAACATCCGGGTCTCTTGGTTATCGTTGGAAAGATGGCGTCTTCGTTACGAAGAAGACTGGTCGCGATCTTCAGAAAGGGTACGCTAAAAAACACAGTGGAACTATCGGTACGTACGCCAATGGTGATGGCGAATTCTTTGAAGATAACTGGATGAGTAATTACGAAGGTCGTATTTACACTCATGGGAAAAAGCAGGTATATGGTTTAGAATGGATTTCGATGAATGCTCAACGTTACAATGACGCGTTAGGAGTTAGACTTGACCGGATGATTGAGAGAGGTACCGAAGCACTTGCCGATCCTTCTACTTCACCTGTTTTACGGACGAAGTGGAGGATGAGGATCGAAAGTGCTAATAAGAAACTGGTTGAATGGGAAACTGCGAAGCGTGCGTATCCCGAACTTGCTGGCTTCATTGAGAAAAATTTTGGTAAAGATTTTATGATAGATGTTCCAGAGGTTAAGAAAACGAAGTCTATTTCTAAGACCGTAATCTCCGAGAAGACATCGCAAAAGCCAATGGCAGCAATTGGAAATAAAGCTGCGTGTATTTGGGGTGGAGGTTTCGTAAGTAATCTGTTTAAAACCCTTGCTCCTCCTGCTGCGTGTTCCGATTATGTAAGGAAAGAAAGTACGTGGATTCATAACGGGAAAGAGGTTTCGGTAAAAGAAAAAGCACGGTTGGACGCGATGCGGATTCCTCCGGCATGGACAAACGTTGTTGTTGCGAAAGATCCTGGAGCGAAAATACAAGCGATCGGTTTAGATGTAGCCGGTCGTTGGCAGTATAGGTATTCCGCAGAGCATGTTTCGGAATCCGCTCAACAAAAATTTCAACGAGTAAAACTCTTTAGTCGATCTGTTCCCGTTCTTGAAAGAACGATAGCTGATGGTGTTGCTGCTGGCGATTCTGTATCTATTGCGTTGCGCATAGAAGAAAAAACCGCGATGCGTATTGGTTCTGATAAAGATTTTAAGGCGAAGAAGAAGGCTTATGGATTAACGACTCTTTTAAATAAACACGTTTCAGTTGATGGAAGTAAAGTAACGATGTCATTTACCGCGAAGAAGGGTATTCCAGCGACGTACGTAGTAAACGATCAGGACGTCGCTGACTTTATAAAAGAAAGATTGCGAAATACCGATCCAAACGCTCAATTGTTTTCCGACGTTTCGGCTTTAAAAGTAAATAAATTAATCCGTAAGATTACCGGTTCGTCCTTTTCAGTAAAGGATTATCGTACGTATCACGCAACGAGACTGGCGAAGGATCTTTTGGAAAAGGTTCCAGCAGAAGCGATAGCTACAAAAGCACAAAAGAAAGCGGTTGTTGATGATGTTCTCGAAAAGGTTTCTACTTTCCTTCACAATACTCCATCTATGGCGAAGAATAGTTATATCGATCCCATGGTTTGGGAAATAATTGGTGGTATATGATAGACGATAAATCAGAAAAGAGCTTTGATGAGTGGATGGATTCGATCACGTTTGTGAATCCGGATGGTTCTCCTGCCGACGTGCGGTTGATGGAAGATGATTCTTCGGATCCTGAAGGAGACAGAGGAGAATAAATGAAACTCCAAGTTAACATAACGGTTGGTAATAAAACCGGACTTGTCGAGTACGATGATGAAACTAAACTCGTTTCCGTTTCGTTTCCGGACCGTACTATTAAGTCTTCGGTGGTTTCGTACTTAACCACTCCTCAGGATTTCTGGATTCCAGAAAGTAATCGCATAGACGATTATAGAGTGGACAAGAATAAGGTCCCGACTGAAAATCTTACGTACTTAAAGCTCGCACTCTGCACTTTAAATACAAACACAGGCGTATGGGTGGATTGGAAAACAAAACAAGAAATCTAACATTATCTTCGATGTATTAAAGGTACCAAGGAGGGTTCCAATGAAGTCAAATCAGCAAATCATCAAAATGGATCCGGTATGTAATGTTAAGGCATCATCTCGCCTCTACGAAGGTGCTGAACATACCGTCTTTCCGGTTGTTGCGTTAGTGGAAGGGGTTCATAATGGTGTTTTCTATTCGAAGGCGGAAATTGCGAAGTTTCCCTCTGCCTGGAATAACCGTCCGGTTCCTCTTTACCATCCTGAAGACGCTACCGGAAAGAAAATTAGTGCGAATTCGCCTGACGTTCTTGAGCAGTACAGAGTTGGTTCCGGGTTCAATTTCATGATTAACGAAAATGGAGCTCTCTGTGGAGAGTTGTGGATAAACAACGTAAAGGCTCTCGAAAAAGATCCGGATCTCCTGATTAAGATGCAAGATAATATGGAGATTTCGACGTGCCTTTGGACTGACGGAGACGGCGTTTCTGGTAACTGGAATGGCGAAGACTTCACTGAATCGGTGTTTAACTTTCGCCCCGATCACGTAGCAATCCTCCCCGAGCAGACCGGCGCTTGTTCCTGGAGAGACGGTTGCGGGGTTCGTGCAAATGAACAAATCAAACATGAAGAAGAGGTTCTTGCTCTTCTGAAGTCTACCGGATTGTGTTGGAATGATATTACCTCCAACGCGAAAAAGGATAAAAAGGCGTTCGAGGAAGTTCAATCCAACATTCACGCCTTTTTAAACGGTATCGATTACAAAGAAGGAGATAATTACGTATACCACTTCCTCGAGGCTACGTATGATTCTTATTTTATATACGGTCGGAGTCCAACCAGAACCGATCCTTCGTATCGTTTTTATCGAAGGGACTACTCGGTTGACGAAAGCGGAAAGGCAGTTATTGACAACGAGTCAAAGGAAATGGTGAAAAAGACCACTTTCGAACAAGTAACTACAAACGCAGAAGACAAGGAGGAACAAACGATGGGTCAAAAGAAATCTTGCTGTCCGGATAGAGTCGAGGCTTTGATTGCGAATGCGAAGTCTCCTTACACCGACGACGATCGCGATCATCTCCTCACCATGAACGAGGAAAAGTTCGCCGCCGTTGAGAAACCGTACGTCGAAGAAGAGCCGAAACCCGAAACAAAGGTTAAGGCGAACTCCGGCGATACTCCTGAAGTAAAACTCGAAGTCAAATCGAAGGAGATCGACGTGAACACTTTCATTTCCAGCGCGCCTCCAGAGATCCAGGCTCTGCTGAATTCCGGCCTGGAAACCTACCAGAAACAGAAGGGCGCAGCGATTGACCATGTCATGACGAATGCTGCCGGTGTTTACGAGAAAGCGGAACTCGAGGCCATGGATTTGAAGGGTCTGAGCCGGCTGGTCGCCCTGGTCAGTGCGAATAAACCCGCACCTCAGAGAGACCTGGGTCTTCCGATCTATCCGGGAAGGGGTATTGCACCGTCTACCCTGAGTTCCGTGAAGGATGAGACCCCTTTGGCTCTGTCTGCCGGATCGATGGTCGACGAACCGAAGAAGTAAAACGAATTTAACCGAACGAATTACATACTTTTCGTCTTTAACGGAAGGAGACAACAATGACTGTACCGAGTTTCAATACGATTATGGTGATGGGGGATGGAGTTCCCAAGGAAGGTAAAGCGTACGCTGCTTTTACCCCTGGACATCTTTTGGAACACTACCGCGATGGTACCACCGGTAAGCTCCGTGCTCACTCGACCGCCGGCGGAAATGTCACTCCTCGGATGGTTGCGGTTGAGGACGAGGAACAAGGTCGTCCGATTTCTACCGCTTACACTGCCGGAGAAAATGCTAAGTACCGCGTCTTTCAGCCCGGCGATGAAGCACTCTTGATCCTGAAAGAAGGGGAAACCATCGTCATTGGCGACAAGCTCGAATCCGCCGGCAATGGCGAAGTTCAGAAGTACGTCATCGACGTTGATAGTAACGACGATGGAGTCAACATTTACCCGGAAAATATCGTAGGTGTTTCCGCTTACGATTTGGATCTTTCCGATTCTTCCGGTGCCGATCCCGCGTCCAGACGTTTGCTGGTCGAAATTATTTAAACCCTTAACGCTACCGGCGAAAGATATTTTCCGGATTAACTTTTTTCAAGGAGGAAGAAAATGAACCTTAATGCGATTAATGCTATTAACGAATCTCCGGTGCAAATCGAGGCTGTTGACGGCTCGGGTATGCTCGGAGGTCCCATGGCTTCGAGACTGCTCGCAGCGAACATGGACATTGGCGCTTTGCGCCCGTTTATCGGAGACGATGGACGAAACCTCATTGCGTTGCAGACCAACTCCAGCTGGAACCAGAAGTCCGAGACGAAGAACTTCCAGACCAACACCGCCCTTCTTCGGAAGGATGAGTGGATTAAGTTGGATACTGCGGTTCTGCAGGCGGCGAAGAAACGACTTCGCGCAATCAACCAGCTCCGGTCTCGGGGTCTTACCCTCCCCATTCCGAACGCTCTCGGTACCACCGTCCTGCAGTACCAGGATGTGAGTGATGGAACCGATGCTCAGATGAGCATGGCGGGTGAAACCAGAGGTCGGCGCGATCGGCTGGTCTTCGATACCAAGAGCATTCCCCTGCCCATCATTCACAAGGATTTCGCACTTGACATCCGCCTCCTGTCTGCTTCCCGGAACAATGGTCAGCCCCTGGATACGATGCAAGCCGAAGTTGCCGCGATGAAATGTGCAGAATACCTGGAGAACATGTACTTTAACGGTACGAGTTCTTTTTCCTACGGCGGTGGCGTCATCTACGGTATGACCGATTTCACTTACCGGAATCTCTATACCCTTCCGGCTTCCTGGGATGACTCCAGTACCTCCGGCGCCCAGATTATCAACCACGTCGTTGCCATGAAACAGATCTCCATCAACGCGCGTCATTACGGTCCCTGGGTTCTTCACATTCCGACCGCCTATGAAACGAAGATGGATACCGACTACGACGCGAATTCGAAACAGACCATCCGGGACCGACTCCTGCGCATTGAGGGGATTCAGGAAGTTATGGTTTCGGATTGGCTGGCAACCGACAACGTCATTCTGGAAGAGATGGATATCCAGACTGTCCGTTTGATTGACGGTATTCCGATCACCGTTGTTGAATGGACCACCGAGGGCGGCATGATCCTGCACTACAAGGTCATGATGATCGCGGTGCCCCAGTTCCGTGCCGATCAGAACAATCGGTGTGGTCTCGTTCATGCCAGCAGGTAGTCCTGCTGGTTTTTAACTACTAACCAGTTTAATTTGTGAAAGGATAGAATATGAAATCATTCATGCTGAAGCCTGGTGGGCCTTACTATACCCATTCGTCGAATCTTTCTGGAAAGCCTGCCGGGAAAAGTGGACTGATCTGCATCGAACCCGGACAAGTGATTGGAGCTCCTTCCATTCGTTTTGCTGGAGGCGGTGCGGATCGGTTCGAGGAATGTCACAAGAAACCGGACTTCGTTTTTGACGAATCCATTATCAAAATCGTCGAACCTTTGTCGTCGAATACTGACGATGCTCTGCCGGCTTTCAAAGCGAAGAGAGGACCGTTTGTCTTTCCTTTAGAAGATGGAACGTATCATGTTTACCGCGACGAGAAGGTTCGGTTGACTCAGAAATCGGTTAGTCTCAGTGAGGCGTCCGAACTTCTCGATGGGTTACTGGAGGGTGGCTCTGAGGACGATGAAGATGATGAAAAGCCGGCCGTCAATCCCCTGTCCGGTATGACACCGAAACAGATCCTGAAATATGCTAAGGAGAACGATATTACGTTGACTCCTGCTGAAAAGAAGTTGGACAGGGACTCTTTGGTATTGATCGTTTCCGAGCGTATTATCGAAAAGGAAGAAGACGAATGATTTGGCGAACTTTGCCAATGTGGTCCGGGTCCACTGTGTTTGTAATTGGTGGTGGACCCTCGGTGGCTGGAGCGGACGGTTGTTTACCGTATCCGCTCCGTCTCCGGCTTTTTAATTCAAACGTTATAGGTATTAACAATGCGGGTTTTCTCGATCCTGGAGTTGATATTTTATTTTTTGGAGATCGTAAATGGTACGAATGGAATAAAGATCGAGTTAATCTCCATAATGCGTTAATTGTTACTTCTCATGGATCATTTGAACATTTTAAACGTATTAAATATCTAAGAAGGAAGACCGGTAGTGGTTTTAACTCAAGACCACCTTCCCTTATGTGGAACAGATCGAGTGGAGGTTCGGGAATAGCTCTTGCAGTTGCTCTTGGTGCAAAAAGGGTTGTTTTAATTGGTTACGATATGAAATTATATAAAACGAAGAATTTTCATAAAGAACATCGGGAAAAAAACCCAATGACTAATCCTTTTCCACGATTTATTAAACCGTTTTATAAAATGAAAGAAGAAGCGGATCAGCTCGGTATCGAAATTGTTAATACAACCCCGAATTCAGCGATAGTAGGATTTCCTTTTGTTCCTCTAACTGAGGCAATTGAAAAGTGGACTTCTCAAATCTAAAAATAACCGTCATTGGTGACGTAATGCTTGACCGGTACATTAATGGTCGGGCTTCTCGTATTTCCCCTGAAGCACCGGTTCCGGTGGTTGATGTTGAATCCAGAAGTTATACTCTCGGAGGTGCTGGAAACGTAGCTCTTAACCTTCGATCTCTCGGTTGCGAAGTCTACTTATTCGGAGTCATTGGTAACGACGATACCGGTAGAATGGTATCTCAAA